ATCAGCATGTATTTCTAAAATAGTATGTATTTTATCTGCCATTGAAGGTGTCATACCTTCTAATTTCTGTAAAGTTTTTTCAACTACATCTGCTGTACTTTGTCCTCCTTGATTTTGAGTAACTGGTACATCTCTATAAAATCCTTCGATTTGTTTTCTTTTAATTTCATTAGTAGTTTGTTTCATTACTTGAGTGTATCTTTCTGCTGTTTCTAAATCTGTATTTTCCATAGAAATTACAAACTGATCAGCAGGAACAAACTTAGAGCAAATTCTATCTAAAGAATTATCAAAGTATATTTTTTTGAAAGCAGAACCAGCTAAAGCTAAGTAATATAATAACTGATCAAGTTCATTAAAATAATCTGTAATTTGATTTGTTACTTGGTAATTCATAAAATCTTGAACACGTTGCGCTTGTTCTAATTTTTTATCTGATTGTTTTCCAATAATTTGAGTTTTAACAGGACCTCCTGCTGGAAACATTTCTGAAATAGCTCTAGCTTGAAACTGCGTTGCTGCTTCTGACATTAATGGATGATGAACACCCGAAGCTCCCGGGAAAGGATCTTGTCTATCTTCTACAACTACTCCTAACATTTTAAGACCTTTAGAGTATTGGTCTTCCCAATCTTTTCTAGAAGCTTTATCATCTTCAAAAGCTTTTATTAAAGATTTACCAATATTTAAAACTTCTTGATTCTCTAATTCTTCTGCTAAATTAGAATAATGATTAGATGTAAAAGCTTCTTCTTCTTTTTCTGTTAAATCTTGATCTATATCTACACGGACTTTTTGTCCGTCTTCATTAGTATATTCAAGTTTCTTTTTATCTAATTCTACTTCTAATGCCATTATGCTTTTTTCTTTTTCTTACGACCATCAGGTCTTCTGTTTTTATCTCGTCTACCTTTTAAAATATCTTTATCTACTTTAGCTGCTTTACCACCAGTCAACGCTGAATTAACTCTGGCCATAGCCCATGCTTGTGGACTTACACCTTTTCTATGACCGCTTGTTCTATATGCTGCTAATCCTCTATTATAAATAGCTCTAATTTTAGAAGCTGATACACCAGTTTTTTTTGCTTTATTTCTAATAGCTGTTGCAGTGCTTGATTTTTTTTTAGCCATACATCTCCTTAAATTTTTTATTATGTTTGCTTTTCTTTTTTGACCCTATAAATTTTCCACCTTTTTTATCTCCAGGTAAAACTCCAGAACCTTTATTATCTTTATTTAATCTTTTTAATGCAGCTTTTCTTTTAGCTCTTAGTGCACCTGACGTTCCAGCTAAATATTGTTTTTTAACTTTTTTCTTATTAGGTTTAGTCATAGTGTTTTTAAATCCTTTTCTATTAAGCACGTTTTTTCTTTTTATCTGCTTCTGAAAGAGCAATAGCTATTGCTTGTTTTCTAGATTTAACTTTTTTCTTAGATTTTCCAATAGGTAATTTTCCTTTTTTATATTCTCTCATTACCTTTGCTATTTTCTTTTCTTTTTTAGTTTTCATTTAGGAAATCCCTTTCGCATATTTTTATAAGCTTTTTTTGAAATAGTTGATTTAGATTTTGATCTACTTTTACCAGCTTTTCTTCTGGCATTAATATTTGCATATAATCCTTTTTTCATGGTTTCATAATACCTCCTGGTTCATACCATACTTTCCTAAGTAAGATATAAAACAAAAAAGTTGATTATTCTAGTATTATTTTTTTGATAGACTTTGATCCATCAATATTGTCTTCAAGCTCAGCTTTAGTTTTTATACAAGAATATTGAATACCTTCACTAAATTGTCTTTCTGCAGTACGTTTTCCTCTAAGACATTGAGCCATATTTTCTTGAATTCTATGTTCTTTAATCTCATTATTAACTAACATAAGTAAAGCTACAACTGTTTCAATCATTGATAATTACCATTTTTATATCCTAAATCTCTATTAGCATCTTTAAGTTTTTCTATATCTATTAATACTTTATCCATTTGTTTTCTTAAAAATTCTATATTTACTTTATTCAAAGCCATTGATTCAATATGTGCATTTAACTTATCTGTTGTTTTGTATAAATCTTCTATCATCATAAATTGTTCTGAATCAGCAGGTAAAGAACCTAACTGTCCTCTTGGCCATTTAATTCTAAATTCAGTATTTTCTTGTAAATCTTTTTCCATTAGCTGAAGTCTAGTATCAGCAATATTTAATCTTTCTATTATTTGAAAATATCCCATTGTACCAAGTGCTACAATTACTATTAATGAAGCCACTGTCTTCATTGGCATTTGTACTTTTGCTTCCTCTCCAATACTTAAAGGTTTATCTGCCACCTAAATACTCCTCTAATTTTTTACCCGCAGGTGATAAAGTTATAACATACGAAAAGGTTGCAGCTAATAAAGCAGTGCATAAAGCCTCAGTCCACCAGTGTCCAAAATGAGTTGGGTGGGCTAATAAATCTGCAAAAAAACAACCTATAAACATAAACAATGGTAATTTAAAGTGAAACTTCCATGGAATAAAAGACATCATTACTACTAAAGCACCTGTTATAATTCCTGTTCTAGTTGCTATTAATGCATGCTTGGCAGTCAATTGTAACAAATTACCTTGCACCATAAATATCATGCATGACAACCAAGCAAGAGAAAGTTTGTGAAAAAATAAAGCAATTTTTTGTTTGATCATATTCCCTGAAGTCTAGGGTCATTAGATGTGATATTTCTAACTGCTTTAGGTCTTGCAATAGAATCTAAACTTCTTTTACGAAGCTGTGCTTTTGCAGACTCAGACTTCTTTTTCTCATCTAATTGTTTTTTTAAATCCCATTTAAAATTCATTTCTTTTTGTCCTTTTTTCTAAATAATATATTATCTATCCACTCACAGACTTTGTCTAGTGCACCAAAAAAGCTATATATCCATTTATCAATCATAATATTTAATCTCAATATTATTACAAACGTAACAACTGCATTTTAAACACTTATTACCACAATGACAATCATGCTTACATTCAAAGCAATAAATTTTATTTTTTCTTTTCTTCCATTTGATAGAACATTTTGTCAGAATCTTCTGTAACCATGTCATTATCTTCCGCATCCCAATATGTAGTTTGGACTTTATAATCAGGCCAAGATCTATCAGTGGTATAACTATTAATGTGCCACAAAATACGATTATTAGGCTGAGCTGCGTAATTACCGTTATCAAGCTCCAATATATGTGCACACTTATGTTCTTGAGGTATCTCAGAATGTTCAGTATCCAAGATGTTAACGTCTGGATGAGCCCAGTCAATCGTGAATAAATATTTACCATGATAAAATTTTTTATCTAAACCTAAATATTTGCCGTTTACACCATCCAACCAATCAAAGCAAGTAACACTAGGCCAGTAACTAAAACTGTTCCACAATTCAAGTTCGTGCGTCTGCATATTCGGCACATCGGCTCTGTCAAAACGTTTTTGGAAAAACGCTGAGATAGGCAAACGCCAATAGCACGCACCATTGGGTAACATGATGTTAAATAAGAGAGCACGGCCTGATATAGAGGTGAGACCGAAGATAACACACTCTTCACTTTCTCCATGATGCTTTTGAAGGTCATAAAGATACTCCTTTCTTATTTTACAGTAAATCGGTGGAAGGTTTGCGTTCAGATATGCCATGTTTGTATTTCTCCCTCCAATAGTTTTTTCTTTCTAATAATCTAATTTTATATTCTAGTTTATCAATTCCTAATAATTTTTTAAGTAATTCTAACATTTCCATCTTCTTCTTGCAGCGCATATTCTCTTTTCAGGAGTTTTACTGCAATTTACATTGTGCATTTTCATTTGTCCAGCACTCCTTGCACAATACGACTTACGTCTCTTAGCAGCTTTTGATCCTTTTTTAACTTTACCTGTTACTGCTGTTTTTAATTTTGATCCAGGGTTCATTCTTCTGTATGCACGAACTCCTGCTTCGGTCATACCCGCACCTGATTTTGTGGATCTAAAATTTTTTTTGTTACGCGCAGGCATTCCACCTTTTGCGAAACCATCGATCTCTATACCTAAATCAGCATAGTAATCCATATTGTACCTATGATGTTAAACCTGGAGCTGAATATTTATCAGTTAAAAGAGTGTATGCAGCAACATTAGTTTTTGTTTTACAAAAAATTCCTTTTGGAAATGGAATACCATCTTCAGGAAAAGAAAAGTTTACTATGTCACCTGTAGGTACGTCTCCAATAAATAAAGTTGTACCTGAGTTTGAAGTTGTTGTTAATTCTAAAACACCTGCTCCACCACCACTTGAAGCAATTATAATTCCTCTTAATCTGATTGGGCCTTCAATAATCGCAGTTGCCCCTGCTGCTGCTGTTGATCTTGTTGCTTGAATATCGCTTTTGTATCCCATAATAAATCCTATTATAAACTTTAAATATAGGGGCGTAAAGACTACGCCCCTATAAGCTATTTTATTACGCTCCTGGAGAACCGAAGATTCCTCTAGGGTCAGACCAACCGAAGCTGTATCTTTCTCTAGCTTTAAATCTTACGTTTCCAGTGTCGAAATCACCTTCGATCGCAGTTTTAATTGGCGATCTTACGAAGTGTTTCAAACCGTTTGGCGCATCAGTTAAAATGAAGAATGCATCAGTATCAGTTAAGAAATGGTTAACTCTGTAACCTTCTGGAACCATACCCATGTTCATCATTGCATTGATGTCGTTTTTAGCAAACGCATTTGATCCACCAGGTGTTGTAGATAAAGGTGATCTCATGATTCTCTCAGCAGTAAATTGTAATTCTTTTGGAATTATCATTTTTCTACCTTGTAGAGCGATCTTTAATCCTCTTTCGTCTACGAACGCCGCGATGTCAATTAGCGATTGTTCTAACGATGTTTCTGATAAGTCAGCTGCAGTTGATAACTCGTTTCTGAAAGTACCACCATTTGATAATGGGTGATCTGTAGTCATTAACGCTTTACCGTCACCACCATTGTATGAACCACCAGTGTCAAAACCGTTGTTCAAAATGTTGGCTGCAGTGATTTGTTTAGATTGCGCCATTGATCTTGCAAGAGCTCTTGTGTATCTGCCTGCTAATCTGTCGTATAAGTTATCTTCAATAGCCTCTTCAGTTATAGCAAATCCTAATGCTACAGTGTTGTGAGAGTATCTTGAAGTATACGCTTCAGTAGCTTGGTCCATAGTGACCATAGCACCTTCAGCTTTAGTTGCTGCTGTGCCAAAGCCAGATAACATTACTTCTTCTTCAAATGCTCTGTCTGAAGACTCAGAAGCAAAGATCTCTGCATGCTCGTTGTCGTATCTGTTGTATTCCAGGCCAAACAGTGCGTTTAATCCTGGCTCTAGTTCTTTAACTAGTTGTGATCTTGATATAGCCATAAATTATACTCCTGTTCCTTGACTGTAGAAGTGATTGTTAATTCTAACTAACACATCTACGTTTGCGCTTCCAGCTTCGCTATTTTGCGTATCTTGCGAAATATCGATTGCCTGAAGTACAGTTCCACTTACTGTTAATCCAGATACACTGTAGTCCAATTGAACTTCAGAGATTCCAGATAAAGTGTTACCTGTTACGTTTGTTATTGCAAAGTTTTTAAAGATGTCTGCTACTGCAAACGCTCCATCAGAGTCGATCGAGTAAACTACATTCGGGTCATCGATTACATTAGCGACAATATCGCTAGCTGCAACACCACCTGGATAATAGTTTTTAAACGTCGGCTTCTGAGTAGTAGGGTCTGTGTAGAACACTCCGTTAAAAACGCCCACAACAAGATCGGAAGTATTTGCTACTGCTCTTTCGATCCCGCCACCAGTTACAGGTTTTACCAAGTCACCTTGGAAAATTGCAGTTCCATATCCACTTGCAATTCTGTATCTGTTTTGTGCGTTAATAAATGGAGTGCCATCTAACTTTCTTACTGGTCTTAGACCATATTTTTAAGCTACATTAGCCATAGTTGTTTTCTCCTTTATTGTTTAACATTTACTCTAGATGGTGATTACCAAAAAATTAATTTTTGTTTCCTCCACCAAAAGTTACGCGAGATTGTCGACTAACATTAATCGGCATCTCCGGTCGTTGTTCCTTCATGATATCGTTGTCAACCGAGTCTACTCTATCTTGAGTAATTCTTCTGAAATACTCAGCACGGCTTTTTGCGATCTCTTCAGGTATCCTCCCCAACACAAGGCCAGCAACCCCGATCAAACCTGCGTAGTTTCCTTGAGCAATGACTGGATATGAGTTATCACCTAATTGGTTTTTTACCTCTTCGGCTCTAACAAATTCCCAACCTTCTCTCATCTTCTTAGATACGTTAGCCGTATCTTGAAAACCCATACTTTCGGTTCTTATCCATCTATGAACAAAACCGTCTGGCGCAGGTGGTGCATCCAGAGATGATGGTGGCGTCCAAGGTTTATTTCTAACCTCTTTTTTCTCTTCTGACGCGCGTGAAGTTCTATCTATTTTATCGCTCATTCTATACCTCCTTCACGAATTTAGCGTATTCTTCTAGTGGCACCCCTAATTTTTTGGCAATTGCCACCTGTGATTTGGTGAGTCTCACAGATCTACGTCCCTGCTGAGTTCTT